ATGAGCACCAAGTTCCTGAAAACCCTCGCCGCGTTCGCCCTGGGCGCCGCCGTGTTTGCGCAGCCTGCGCTGGCGCAGGACAAGCCGCTGAAGATCGGCGTGACCGCCGGCCCGCACGCGCAGATCTTCGAGGTGGTCAAGCAGGAGGCCGCCAAGCAGGGCCTGAATATCCAGGTCATCGAGTTCTCGGACTACGTGCAGCCCAACGTGGCGCTGGCGTCCGGCGACCTCGACGCCAACAGCTACCAGCACCAGCCGTACCTGGACAACGCCAATGCCGACCGCGGCTACAAGCTGGTCAGCATCGCCAAGACCGTGATCTTCCCCATCGGCGTCTACAGCAAGAAGGTCAAGAACCTGAACGAGCTGAAGGACGGCGCGCGCATCGGCATCCCCAACGATCCCACCAACGGCGGGCGCGCCTTGCTGCTCTTGCAGGAGCATGGCCTGATCAAGTTGCGTCCGGAAGCCGGCCTGAAGGCCACGCCGATCGATGTGGTGGAGAATCCGCGCAAGCTGCGCTTCATCGAACTGGACGCCGCCCAACTGCCGCGCTCGCTGGACGACACCGACGCTTCCGCCGTGAACACCAATTTCGCGCTGGAAGCCGGCCTGGATCCGAGCAAGGATGCGCTGGTGCGCGAATCGGCCGAGTCGCCCTATGCCAACGTTCTGGTGGTGCGCGAGCAGGACAAGGACCGCGCCGACCTGCGCAAGCTGGTTTCCATCTACCAGAGCGCGCCGGTCAAGGAGTTCATCCTCGGCAAGTACAAGGGCGCCGTGGTCGCCGCCTGGTAAGCCTCGGCAGCACGCGTCCGGCGGTGGCCGGGCCCGCATCCCGCCAATCCGCCCTCGGGCGGCTTGGCTTTTGCACCCGGCCGATTTTGACACAGGGCTGGAAATCCGTCATAATTCCTGGCTTCGGTCGGGTCGTTAGCTCAGTTGGTAGAGCAGCGGACTTTTAATCCGTTGGTCGCGCGTTCGAGTCGCGCACGACCCACCAATTGAATCAAGGGGTTGCGTGTGATCACGCAGCCCTTTTTCTTTTGGTGGTGGGGGATTTTTTGACAGGTTTCTTGGTGGCTCCGATTCTCGCCAGCGCATCCCGCAAATTGTCCGTGGCCAAGTGGGCATAGCGCTTTGTACTCTGCGCTGACCGATGGCCCAGCACCGCGCCTACAGTGTACAGATCCACCTTCGCATTGATCATGGCGCTGGCAGCGCTGTGCCGCAGATCATGAAACCGAAGGTGGCCCATGCCAACAGCGATAGCCGCGGCCTTAAATTCCTTGGACACATTCCACTTGTTGCGCGGGCTCACCGTAGCCGCCGCCCGGATCTTCGGGTGCATCGGTATGTGCCTCGGATCCCCGTTCTTGGTGTCCGCTAAGACGAACATCCCGTCCAGGCGTTCAGCCTCTAGGATTTCGCTCAGTCGCATTCCGCTGTAGAAGGCAATGCGGATAGCAGCTCGCGCACGGCGGCATTCACAGGCCTTGGCTATGGCCAGCATCTCGGCTCGGTTCACGAAGTGCCTACGCTCGTTCCTGACCTCTGGGGCGGCCACCCGTTCAGCCGGATCACGGTCGTGCATGCCGTGGCGCCTCCACCCATAGCGACATGCGCTAGTCAGGTACCGGATTCTATTGCGCAGGGTAGCCGGTGCGAGTGGCTCGCCGTTCTGCTTGCATGCCTTTTCACCATACTCCCTGCATACGTCTGCCAGCGCGTCCATTGGCTTGCCCTTGTATGCCCAGAACATCAATGACAGCTCGGCCTCAATGCCGTCGCCTGATTTAAGGGTCGGGGCTTTTTCCTTCAAGTAAACCGTTACAGCATCCTCGATCAGGAACGTCGGCCGCTGGACACCAGACGCAATGGCGTAGAGCCGTGCACATTCTTGCCGGTCGTAGGCGTCAGCTTGGGTTCGTGTCCACGTCTTCGGAAGTAGCTTTCTAGCCCGGACTCGCTTGCCTTCAATGAAACGGTCGAATTCAAATACGAGGCAACCGCGCGCTTTGTCTCTGTAAATCGGCATGACGTAAGGTACTCCGCGAGATCTTCACGGGAAAAGAGGAGCCGGCGGCCAATACGATGACAGGGGATTGGCCCGGCCGGCGCGGCTAGATCATAGACGGTGCGTTTGGCCACCCCCAGGACGGACGCAGCCTCATCAGCGCTCAACATATCGCCTCCAAAACAAATTCCTAGCGGGTGTTGTTGCTAATTCAGGGCCATCGTGGCGTGACAGCCTTCTCAGCGTCCTGGATGTAGCTCTGGTACAGCTTGCGGCGTTCGGCCTGTTCCGCAGGTGACGGCTCCATAGGTATGACCTTATGGAAATCGTCAGCCGAAATTGCGTGACAGCTGGTGCAGGTAGCCCGGGCACGCTGAACACCGAACCAGTGATCAGGCAGCTCAACATCGCCGCCGCAGCGGCTGCATTTGCCGATATGCATTCCTGTTCTCCAAAACAAAGCCCGCGCTAGGCGGGCATCCATGCATTGCGGGTGGTTTCCAGCATGCGCTGGGCAGTCTCAGTCATCGTTGTCCCAATCGTCACTCTTGAAAAAATGGGCCAGTAACCAGCAAATGGCCACAACTGCGACGCATCCGAAGATTGCTTCAGGCCAGCTCATCGCTCCTCCTGATCTTCCTTTTCGATTTCTCGGGCCAGCCAGCGGTGCAGGGCCAGGGCCAGCACCACGACGGCGCCCACGGCGAGGCCCAGCAAGGCGAGGTAGGGCAGGTCAGGCATGGTTGGCCTTCTGCATCTTGGCGCCGATCTCGGCGGCGGCACGGACGATGGCGCGGCGGGTGGCGGCATAGGCGTCTGTGCCGTGCTGTTCTGCTGCGGTGTCCAGATTGCCGCCTAACGCGCGTGTATCTCGTTCGTGGATGTAGACCTCAAGCCGCAGCTTCACCGCCAGCCGCAGCGCGTCGCCGTCGTCGGCGAGGGGAAGCCAAGTTTTTCTCTCGTCGCTGCCGCGATGGGAATAGGTGAAGAATCCGCCGGGACACGGCTCCCAACCGCCAAGGCGCATCCCCGCCGCCTTCGCCGCCAGCTCCAACAGTTCGCGGTCAGTTCGCATTACCATCCTCCTTGCGCGCGGCCAGGGCGGCGCGGGCACGGCGAAAATCTCCGAGAGTGATGCTTTTCCCGGTGCGGTGGAAATACAGCATCACTTCGTCGTCGTCCTTGCCTTGAAACACGGTTCCGACCAGGTCGGCTTCCTCCACCCCGGCAAAAGGGCGCAAGGCTTCAGCGAGATCCCCGCGTTGTTCCAGATAGAAATTCTGCAACAACCGCGCAGCCTCTCGCATTTCCGGCCGGCTGGGGTTACCTCCCATCAGACCATCGGCAAGACTCCGGATGTTTTCTAGAAATCCTTCCGTTGCCGTCCCGCTGCATCGCCGGTGGTCGGTGCGGGCAGCGACAACAACATCCTTGAGAGACCCGCAATGCAGCCCACTGACCATTGTGCGGGTGGTCGAATTGAGCGAATAACTGAAGCTCACGTTCTCGGCATGATTCCACATCCAGCGCCAGCACTTCGCGTCTTCGGCATCCAGGCTGTCGTCTGCGCGCTGCTGACGGTCGGCCAGGACGGCTTCCTTGGCGTAGGAGGTCATCTGCGAACCGGCGAACATGGCGTGACGGCGGTGCGCAGTAGGATGAGGCAGCGGTGGCAGCGCCACATCGTCCCCACCATCTGCCACCGTGGGCGCGGAGGTGGACTTGAGAGTTTCGATGGCCTTCGCAATGTCAGGCAAATACACCGCATCGTCACCCTCATGCAGAGTGGTGACAGCTTCTATCGCCTCCTCCAGCGCCGCATTGCGCACGTCCTCGGAGCTGTCCCTGGCCGCTGCTGCCGCGTACACATCAGGATGCAGCCCTGCCGGGTGCAGCGTCCAACGCCATCCAGCAGGGGCCTGGGGCGCGGCATCCGCAAAGCACAGGGCGCGGACAGGCATATTTCGTTGCTCAGCGTAGATTCGCGCGGCGGCCAGAACGTCAGGGCGGAAATAATCTTTCCCAACTAGGTAGCCAGCAACCGCCTCCCCGGCTACAGAGCTGGCCTGGGGCGCGGCATAGAGCGGCAGTTTCAGGCAGCCGAACGAAGCGGTGTCGCCGGGGTCCGTCGTCACGATGCGTTTGAGCTGGTGCGTATCGCTTGCGTAGACCATCCACGCCACCGGCCGCGCCTCCCCGGTCACAGGGGCGCTTGCCAGGGCGGCGCGGGCTTGCCAGACCCTCCACCCGTGTTCGACAGGCCATTTCACATAGTCGCCGGTGTCCAAGCGCTCGTAGGCATCACTGCGGCGGTACTGCCCGTGCATGGAGTTCCAGGTTTCAAACGCCTCCCGCTCATCGGCTACAGGGGCGCGCAGCTTGGATAGGGCGGACAGCGCCTTGTGCGCTTCGTACATGAGCAGCGTGACGCTGTTCTCGCCGCCGTGGCGGCCAATCCACTGCGCCAAGCTGGCGATGACAGTCTCGGGGCTGTCGTAGCCGTGGCGCTGGATCACAGCGTTGACGTACTCATCGCTCAGCGGGTCTTGCTGTACCGCCTGGGCGGCTTGGGTGGGGGTGGTCATGGAATTCAATCTCCACACATACAGTCGGCCAGGGCCTCATCCTCGCTTTCGACGTGAGGCAGGAGGTTCTGGCGGGATTGGAATTCGGCCTCGCGGGCAAGTTCGCTATAGCGCGGGCGATCAGATCGAAATGTGCCCCCCACGGGGCGGGATTCCTGAGCTGCCCACCAGATGTGGCGATGCGGCTCGCGGCGGATGGCCGCCACAATCTTGGCTCGCGACTTTAGAAAGCACAGATCGCAGTTCCCGAGGTCGCCGGCTGGATCAAGCCGAAGATCGAAGGCTTGGTTGCGCCAGAAGGCCAGCACATCGGCCTTTCGAACGCCTGCGCGGGCCAACGGTAGGTAGGGAATCCCAGCGCTGTTATCCCGCTTGGGATTGCCCAGCCTGGCAACGCGGCGCGGCTCGTCGGCGCGGATACCCATCACGGAATCCCACTCTACATAGCCCTGGCTCAGCATCCAGGCCCTGCTAGTCTTAATTTTGAGGTTTGCGGTGCATACGCGTGCCACCGGGTTCGGCGTGAATCCAAGGGTTTCGATCAGGCGCTGGAATGGTTCGCCCTCCCGGCTGGCGGTACTAAAATCCACGATCCGGTAAAGGCAGCGCGAACGGCTACCGTTTTCGAAGCCGTCCCATTCCATCCAGGTGATGGGAACGCCCCAGCGCCGCCCGCATTCCTCGATAAACTCCAGCGTTTCTTCCCTTTCCTTGCCCGTGTTCTGGAAGGAGACATGGACGTCGGGCGGCAGCTTGCCGGCATGAGCGTCCAATATCTGGCGAAGCATGTAGCCGCTGGTTCGGCCGCCGCTGAATTGGATGATGGCCGGCCCTTCGATGCGGTAGGAGTCCATGCTTACCTCCCCTTGTCCCACCGGCTCGCATTCGTGCCGGCGGGGTTGCCGCTGGAGCGGCGCTTGATCCATCCCCACATCGCGCGCGGGGCGTACAGGATGGCCAGCAGCAGGACCAGCGGCCAGGAGCGCTTACCGTCCATGGTCGGGCCCCTTTGCGCTGGTGGTGGGCTGGGCGGCGCGGTCGATGGTGTCGGCGATGCTTCGCATGTGCTTGGCAGCGCATGCGTTGCAAACAACACCGTTGTCAATCACATAGGAAATCGACAGGCGCATCGAGATAGCCAACGTGGCGCTCACATCGCGGTCGCTCCACAGCGTCGCAACATGGCCGGCGAAAACGGACGCCTTGGGAACATCCTTGCGACATACATCGCACTCGTAGGCCGTAGTGGTGGTCCTCTTGATGCCCATCACTCGTCCCCCTTGCGCTGCTGGGCGGCCAGACGCTGGCGCAGCTTGGTGATGTGTCCGCGCAGGGATCGGTTGCTGTGCCTGAGCTGATCGACGCTGGCCGCGCTGCGCTCGTACATGCCCTTGTACGCATCGAGCTCGCGCATCAGCTCGGCGTGCCGGTGGGCCATCTTCTCGGTGGCGTCTGCGATGCGCTGGAGGCTGCCAGCGTTGATCTGCTCCAGGCTGGCTGCGTCGCCTTGGGTAACCCAGCGCAACCGGCTTTGTTCGATGAGTGATTTGCTCATACCTCGCCTCCCTGGCCCTGCTGGGCGGCGGGGAGAAGTTGCAGGCGCCATTCGGCGATCTTGGCTTCGCAGTTCTGGGCGTCCCGGACGTACTCGCCGACGCGGCACTGCGCCTGCAGGATGGCGAGCTGGTCTCGTCGTCCGACCGGCTGCGCCTTCAAGACGGCCACCTCGGCGCGCTTCATCTTCGCCAGATCCCGGAAGTGCCGGGCTTCAGCACGCAGGCGGGCGATCTCGTCTTTGACGGTGCCGTGCATCATGCTTTGCTCCCTTTGCCCTGCTGGGCGGCGACAAGATCGACCACCGCGTCGAACTGTTCCGGCGTCGGGTACTGGCCCACCTCGATGCCGACTTCTCGGCTCGCTTCCGCCATGAGGGCGTAACCGTTCTCTTTGTCCGCTGCTACCTGGCGGACGGTTCGGTACCGCCCCGCATCCCGCGCATCGTCCTCTCCCTGCACGCTGAAACTCGCGCTCTCGGCATCGAGAACACGCTGCAGGGCAGTTGCGGGGCCGCCGTAGCCACAGCCGCGTAGCAGGCCTACCGCGCCGGTCAGCTCGAAGCGGTCGGACGCGCTGATGGTGAAGCGGGACGGGGTGTCGTCGGTAGCGGGAGCGGACAAGCGGGCGCGCGCCTGCCAGCCATTCCAGGCGTGGTCGACCCAGAAATCGTCGTACTGCTGGCCTATGCGAGCCAACGGCATCTTCTTCTTTTCGGCCCACGCCTCGAACGCCTGGCGCTCGTCCTGCGCATCCCCAGGCGCTACAGCGGCGGGGGAGCCAGGGGCGGCGGGGAGAGGCTGCCAGTGGGTGGGCGCTTCGCTGCCGTCCAGGCGGGTGGCGTCCGGCCACTGTGTGAACCAGTCCTTGGCGAACAGCGTCTCTTCGTCCATGGCGTCAAGCTCGTCCTGGGTCATCGGGAAGGCGTCGGCCGACGTGTAGCTGGCGATGAACTGGCCGCAGTCGTGACGCCACGCCAGGATCTCGGTGCCGTCCTTCGGCGCTGATTCAATCGGCATCCAGGCGCTACGCACCGCCGCGTTATGCTCCGCGCGCCGCTGGCCTTCCTCGACGCCGGCGAACCACGTTTCCTGCTCGCGCTCGGTGTTGCCCGTGCGGGCCTGGGTGGCGTCGCCGGTGATGCGGTCGATGCCCTCCTGCGGGCCGGGGTGGACTTGGTTCATCGGGTCGTAGGGCATAGATAACTCCAGGCAATAGGGGGGCAGCCCGCTCAGCATTTGCTGCGGGCTCCAGGGTGGTTGGTGGGGGCTGGCGGGCTGCTGGGAGCTACTTGATAGCGAGACGCACGCCGGGAATTACCTCGCATCCAGGAACCTTATGGCCCTCAATGATGGCTTTGTAGATAAGGTTCTTGTCGGGCTGCGGCTCAGGGATTGGCGGACTGATCAGATATTCCTTGGGAAGCAATTCAGGATGACTGATCAGGACAGAGCCTTTTGCGCCTTGAACTGATACCGTGAAGGTGCCCGCTTGAACGCGCTTCTCGCCAGCAGCCTGCAGGCCATCTAACAGCATGGACTTCATGCGCTTTACGGCGCTATCGGCGGATTTGATGAGACTTTCGAACCGTTCCTTTTCCCGCTTATAGGCCTCAATCTCCGCTTCCTTTTCGCGCAGGACGATGCAGTAGGTTTCTACCTTGCTTGACAGATCACTTTCCGCTTCCAAAGTATCCGCCACGGCTTCTTCATCCAGTCCCATTGCACGCAGGCGTTCCGCTAGGCCGCGATGCTGAGGTGCGATTTCGTACAAAGTCGCCATGGCTTAATCTCCCCAAGGGTCGGCAGGGTTCTCGCTTTGCGCATGATGATTGGTGGACGGTGTGCGAGGTCGCGATTGCAGCGGTTTATCTTGCAGGCCGTCCAGTACTTTTGGCAGCATTTCCGGTGTAGTCTTCCCATCGAGCAGTTCCACCGCCATCAGTTCGGTTTCGGCATGGAATGGCGCGTAGATGCTGAATTTGTAGCCCAAGGTGCCGTTGCTCTTTTGGTATTCCTCACGCTGGAGCAGCAGGCCAATGGATCGGCCATGGAGGCCCGGGAAGATGACCGCTTTTTCAGGGCCGTCTTTGCCTTCGACTGTGCCCTCTTTGGAAGTGAGGGTCTTTACCCGAGCGCAGCACATCAGCGCGTCGAGAACCTTCTTTCCGTAGAGTGGCTTCCCGTTCACATCGAACGTCCAGAGTTGGAGATAGTTGGCGGTGCGCCCGTCATCCGCTTCAAAACTGAATTCGACACCTTCGGTTCCCTTCTGGCTGATCACCTGCTTCGCCATCGTGAAAGTGCCCTTGTACTTCCCGGTGGCGTCGATAAAACTGCTGGCTCCAGCTTGGCGGGCGGAATCTTCGTCAAAGTCGTATTTGCGCATGTCGTGTCTCGATTAGGCGGGTTGAGTGATACCGTAGAACTCGCAGATAGCAGCATCAACAGCCGCGAGGTCATTTGGGATGTGCATGCTGTCGAACATGCCAGGAGGTGATTTACAGCAGTCCTGCCCATTGCTTTGGGTTGAAAAGACGTGCTGGCCGTTGATCTGTTCAGCTCGCAAGACGATGGTGAAGTACCCCTCTGGAACGAGTTTTTCGTCTACCATTTTTCCGACAGTTTTCATTCGGACGTTGCCAAAATCGTCCGTCTGCGTGTGCGCCATGATGTAGACGCGTTTTTGGTCGGGGAGGTCGCCGGCAGCTTGGAAGATGCTCCATGCGCCATGTCCGATATCCGCGAACTTCTGAAACCCTGTTTCAGTGCTGCGCCGCATTAGTTCGTTGGTCAGGACGGCTTGGTAGTCATCGACAATGATTACATCCCGATCCGTTTTTCGCATTGCCCTTTCGATCAGCTGCGTATCGTCAGTCACAAAACGGGAACCTGCCGTGTTCTCCTTAGTCCTGATGGTCCAATTAGCCGACTTGAAGGGGAGGGGTTTTTTGATGGGCTGGATCAAGGTCACTTGGGTCGGGTTGAAGTTCCGGAGGCTGTATGACTTCCCGCTTCCGGAGTGCCCCAAAATCATGACGGCGATACTCATATTCGTTCTCCTGCAATTCGGGCGATTTGGGTTGAAGTTGCGCTACGACCCGTCCGCGTCCAGCGCGTAAAAATGGCTCAGGCGCGCCTGGCGCGTAGTAGTCTTCAGGTTTCATGGCTGATTCGCCGCATAGGCGGTCTTGCCGCAGCCTTCGCAGGCGGTGAGGGTGGATTGGGCGTCGAGGGTCGGGCCCAGGACGGCCGGCAGGATCAGGCCAGCAGCAGCGCAGGCCAGCGAGAAGGCGCCGGCAATGGCATCGCGGTGAGCGAAGAGGAGGCGGATCATGCGTACACTCCCAGCTGCGCACGGGCCACGCTTTCCTCGGCGCGCGCCACCACAGAGTCGACCAGCTGCTGGCTGTCGAAAGGGTCGTGCACGAAGACCTTCAGCAGGTCCTGGACGTGGGCGAGAAGCTCGGCGGCGCTGATTGCGGACTGGGCGGCGCGGGCGGCCAGCATGGCGTCGGCTATGGCGTAGGCGTGTCTGGCGAAATCTTCGGCCGACCAGGTCGACAAGTCGTCGGCTGCATACCCGCTGGCCGTGGCTAGAGCCTTGGCCGCGAAGTAGTCGCGCAGGGTCATGCCGTCGCATGGCGAATGCCCTTGGTATGACTGCCCTGGATTAAGCGGTATGGGAAACGCCGGGCCGCCGTCGTTGATCGTCGTCATTGCTCGCTCCCCATGCCGCTACGGAAGCGGCGGTAAAAGAACTCGTCTCCGGCCAGCAGCGCAACGAGCGCCAGCGACCACAGGATCAGGTAACTATTCATCCCCGTAGCTCCGTTTCGACTGCATGCTGGATGGCCAATTGGATGCGGCTGGCCCAGGTGTTGGTACTGTTCACAGCGGCCATGAGAAGGAGCATTCGTTCGCCATCCGTGAGGTTGTTGAAGAAGTTCGCTTCTCTCAGTCGAGTAGCCCACCAGAGGGCGTCATGGCCGTCGTGATCCCAAGCGGTTGGGGTGCCCAAGACCTCCATCACGAGATGTGGTGGAGATGTCAGGGTCTCAAGGTGCTCATCACCGTGGCATGTGTCCATGACGGATCCTGTTAGGTGCAGCCCCAGCCCTATGTCCCGCTGCCGCTCACGCCACGTGCGCACATGGACGGTTAAGGCTTATGGGAGTAGTGGCTAAGGCTGCTGACTGGCACGCCCATCAGGACTCGAACCTGAAACGTCCGGACTAGAACACCGGGGCTCTATCCAATTGAGCTATGGGCGTAGAAGGGGAGAGAGTGGCCGGCGCTGATCTCCGGCGGTCTCGCATGCGTTTGTCGGGTTGAGCTACCATGGCCCGCGCCCAGACCCAGTGACTCGTAGCTACGGCACTGGCGCGTCAGCAATGCACATTCACTCTCAATAGGCAACACTCACGCCCCGGTGTAAGGCCCCGGTTTGCACCCGATCTGTGTTGGTAGTCACATGACGCTATGCGGCCAAGGCATAGCCGTGAATGTGGCCTATGGAGAGTCCTGGCCTTTAACGTCGCCAGGGCGAACGTGATGGAACAGCATGACGTCTGCCAGGTCGCGCCTTACGGCCTTCCCAACGGTTCTCTGCACCATCATCGAAGCGGGCCGGGCTTGATACCGGCTCTGCCACCCCCGCATGCGTAGACGTGGCGCTCCCGCATGCTCTTGGTTGCGTGTCCTATCCACGCCGCCGCTTCGATGATGGCGCTGGTTACGGTTCCAGCTCCGGCGCTAGGCCCGGACGATTACCGCTCGTCTGCTGCTTGCGCCTGGGTGAGGCCATGGCGCTGCACGCTCGTTGCGGTCCTACTCGCTGCGTCTGCGCCCCGGTTCCGCCCTACGCGGTCGTCTTGCACAGCATCCGCTTTCGTTCCCGGTTGCTCGGCCGGGCACCTATCCTTCAAGCAGCCAGCGAACAATCTCGGCTGCACATACCAACCCAAGAACCGCCACGCCAGCGACGTACAGGTATGAGACCCACGTCGGGCGGTCTTCCGGGGTTGCGCGTCGTCTGGTCATGGGAACTCCTTTACCCGCACGCGGGGCATGAGCCGGGGCTGTCAGACGCGGCAGGGCATCACTACGCCGCGGCCGCCCGAGAACTCGAATCGCGCTGCAGCGGAGTTGTCCCCGCTGACGATAAGGCGAGCCGATGGCAGGTGGCTGATGAGCGTTAAGTACCGTTCCTGGAATTTGTAGGCTGTTCCATTGGCATGCAGTTCGACATAGCGGGTCAACAGCACGCCCATGCCGTCGCAGGAGTCGCATTCCTTGGCGCCGGCTGTCTGCGCGGTTGCTGGCGTATCATGTTCTCCTTCACCGTCGCATTCCTTGCATTCGTATTCGTGCGTGCCATGTTCGAACCAGCCGTCGCCCTCGCATTCGTCGCATGCTCGCGAAATTTTGTACCCGGACCCGTCGCAGCGCCGACACGTATCCGCTGGGTCGGCGGGCAGGTTGATTGCAACCTCCACGTTGTTGCTTTCGACCTGGGATAACAGCTTTTGTATCCGGCCGGCCATCTTCGGGTCGACGGCAGGAAGGGCTGCATCGGGCACGGCATCTATCTGGATGGCGATGTAGCCATCGCACGCGAATACTTTGCCGTCCTCTTGCCATGGAGAATTTAAGTACGGGCGCAGATCATTACGCCCGCAGAAGGGCTTCAGGCCAATCATGGTCATTTCCTCAGTGCTGGGGCCGCTGGCCATTGAGGTAAGCGACGCGCTGGGCTGCCGCGTCGGTGGTGGTGTGGTCGCTGTCGGTATGGAATCGACCCGCCGGGTCGTAGAAACCTACCGTCCATAGGCCTGGCTCGCTCATGATGTAGGCATACATGGTCATTTCCTCAGTGCTGCCCCGGCGAACCGGGGAGGGGTGGGGGTTAGGCGGCGGTCTGGGGCGAGAAGGCGGCCTGCATGCGGGCCAGCCATTCCTCAGCCCACTCCAGCGCCAGCTTGCTGAACTGGTTCGTTCCCGGCGTATCGCCGCGGCTAATGCTCAGAAAGAACCGCTCGATGGGGCGCGATGAATTCGGCTCCAGCGATTCGATGCTGCTGTAACTGACCTCGCGAGCATTGGCTAGAGTGCCAACAAGGCAAGCGCACTCACCCTGATAGGTGCTGCCGTCTACACGGCCTGCCTTGAGCGCCGCAATCAATGCGGGAACCTCAGTTGGCGTGGCGGATAGGACTGCCCACATATCGTCGCGGATGGGCGTCAGGTTGGCATCGCCCAGGTCGGCACCGCGCAGGTCGGCACCGCGCAGGTTGGCACCGCCCAGGTCGGCACCGCGCAGGTTGGCACCGCGCAGGTCGGCACCGCGCAGGTTGGCACCGCGCAGGTCGGCACCGCGCAGGTTGGCACCGCCCAGGTCGGCACCGCGCAGGTCGGCACCGCGCAGGTTGGCACCGCCCAGGTCGGCACCGCGCAGGTTGGCACCGCGCAGGTCGGCACCGCGCAGGTTGGCACCGCGCAGGTCGGCACCGCGCAGGTTGGCACCGCCCAGGTCGGCACCGCGCAGGTTGGCACCGCCCAGGTCGGCACCGCGCAGGTTGGCATCGCCCAGGTTGGCATCGCCCAGGTTGGCATCGCCCAGGTCGGCACCGCGCAGGTTGGCACCGCCCAGGTCGGCACCGCGCAGGTCGGCGCCGCGCAGGTTGGCATCGCGCTCCACGGCCTGCTCCAGCGCGACACGAGCAATCAACCCGCTCTCGGTGTCATCGGGCACATCAGCCGTGAAGAGTACGGCGCCGGTGTAGCGGTTCTTTATCTCGAATTTCACGTCTATCTCCCGTTGTCGATCCCGCCGGGTGGCGGGTGGTATCCATCGGTATGCGCTCTCAGCTGAAAGCGCAGGCGGATGAATCCGGGGCAGGGCACGCCTAGCGACTCCCTTGCAGGTATTCGAGAAATTCGAATAGCTGGTCGGCTCCAGGTCGTGCGCTGCCCGCGTTGTTCGGGTAAATTCGTGCGTATCGGAGGGATAGTCCATGCCAAAGCAAAAGCGACCATTGAATTTCAGAGACGCGGAAATGCAGCATTACCGGACGGCCTGGACTAAGGCCAGAGAAGGTGATGAGGCTGCTAAAGAGGAACTGCTTCAACGACTTTCGACGCACAAATCAATCGACGCATTCATCCGGTACTGGCAGAGGATGAAGGACATGGCCAAGCCGGGCACCCCAACCTTCGCTGAAGAACTCAACCGGCCATCCAAGTCGTCGAAGTCTAAAAATCCGACTCCATGGGAGCGGGCTAAATCAACGCTTACTACAGCCCCCGTCCGAGTAGTCGGTGGTGGCCTGCCATCGCTCGGGAAACGATCCCGATAGGTCACCCCCAATTGCGCAACTCCCGGCCTAGCCGGCTCGCAATGGTCAGTGGTTTCCGGACTACTCCCGGTGGTCATCGAACGATTACGCGCCATCGTCGATTCTTGGCGTCCTCTCGGATCGTGCCCATTGCTGCCAGGCTCTGCACCTGGCCGGCCTTAGTCTGTTCAGCCACCTTGCACGGGCGTTTTTCGGCATCTTTCGGTCCAGGGCGGCCGCAATCTCCCCTGTCGCATCGCCTCTCGGCGGGTGCGGAACGTTTTGCACATCGGTTGTTAAAGAGCGGTACTGCCTGCAGCTAGAACCCCTACTCAGCTGGCTTTCGCCTAGGCCGTTCTCTGGTTCTGTGCTGCGTTGGAATGAACAATAGCAAAACTTTGCTAAAACAGTCAAGCAAAATTTTGCTAGAACGCAGCGCCCGGTCGAGGGCACAAAAAAGCCCGCACAAGGCGGGCTGCTGAGGAGTCGTGATGCTAGGAGCGGCGAAGGGGAGGCGGCCCCGTTCGTAGTCGTGACGTTGAAATATCACCTAGCGCTGGCAGTGCGGCGTCGCAACCTATGTGAGGTATCAACAAATGAAGACAGAAGAGATTCGCGTAAAGGCGCAAGAGGCGTGGGCGGCGGTCGAGCAGATGCCAGATGACCATCCTCTCCGCTGGGTCGCCCTCGAGGAGGCCATGGAATGGGATGACCTCTTGAGCCGCCGGGAGCTGGAAGAGTAGGCGGGGGAGGTCGCTACGGAGCAACAAAAAGCCGCCCGGAGGCGGCTTAGGCAGACATGCAACAGCCCGCTTGCGCGGCACCGTAAAAAGGCGTAACGGATGCTTGATTGAAGGCCTAAGTACCCATACAATGAAGACAAATGGGTTGCGACTACGCGACCGGCGCTGGGCTCCTGGGACTACCTCGGAGCCCTTCTGCTTTTCAGGGGAAGACCTTTCTTCCAATGCCCGCAAAATTTCCCTGATAGTTGGCGCAAAATTTTGCTGTGAGGATGTCGTATGCCCTGTTCGACTGTTCTGGTCGAAGATATGACATTCCTACTGGCCTTGCAATGAGGTCTGCTAGCTGAAGGCCTTCAGAATTGCACTTCTTGTCGGCAATCACGATTTCGTATGGATATCGTTCCTTATTGAAATTGTCGCCGTCACATACGCGTCGGAAAGCAAGCTCCAATGCCTTATCTTCTTTCCATCCCCGGGCCTCACACATCACGCTGACCGTCTTCTCCTGCTCTCCCCGTGTTCGCAGGAACCCGGCTAATCGTTCTAAGGCCAATTGGAGGGCTAGGTGATATGGATGCTCCGGGCTGGAATACTTCTTCTTGTGCTTGATTTTGTCGATAATGATAGAGATCAGATGGAATGGCGTTTCTTCAATGATGTTGCCCAGCCGTTGCATTAACTCGTCGCGCTGCTCTTTGCCAAATTTTGAGAACCAAGCCTTTTTTCTCAAGATGTCATGCTCGTGCAAAATGGCTAGATCATGTCCGAAATAGTCAATCTTCAAGTTTTTGATTTGCGGCACTAATGTTGCGGTGTAGTCTGTCCGCGCAACGATACATAGCGATAGGACGAAGATTGGGTAGTCAACATTTATCGGGTCCATGCTGTGGTCCCCGCTTTCATCGACAAAGACCAAATAGTCCGACCAAGGCATGCAATTCCCTTTTACCCTAAAGGCTTCATGTGTTGTCCACATTGTGCCATTAATGCATCAGGTCAGGATCGCATCCACCGTTCCGCCTTACCATCCCTCACCCGAGCCGCACTCCCGCCCGCACCACCCGCCCGAGTACCCGCACCGTCATTCGTACTCGCCTCACCATCCCGAGGCCTGATGCCAGCCCTGCAATAGTCGCTCATCCACTCCGTTGCGCAGATCGTAGGGTGACCAAAGCACGGTGCCTATGATGCGTACCTCGCCGCCGTCATCGGTGGCCAGCGGGAACGGATGATGCTCTGGGGCAGGATTGGTAGAAATGGCCATCCATCGCCCATCCTTCCAGCGCTCCAGGCATTTCACGATCATCTTTCCGCCCCGATTGATGGCATAGACGAAACGCGGCTGCACTTCATCCAGCGATACCGGGTGGACATCCACAAGCATCGGGTTCCGATGGCGGATGACGGGCTCCATGCTAGGACCATTGCCATAGCAGATGCGCATGCGCTTTATCGGTCGCTTGAACGACTCGAGGAATGACCGGCGGAGCAGAATCTGGCCAATTTCTGTCTCCTGATAGTTCTCAATGCCGAGCTTGCCCGCCGCTAGGCGCACGTCCAGCTCTGGGATTGGAATGAATTCGTGGTCGTTCGCGGAGTAGCCCGAGTCTTCGACGTGCCCGACATTGACCGCCTGGCTGATGCGCAGGCCTTGGCTATGGCGTTCCATTTGCCGGGTGGTCGTGCCGCCGGGCTCCCAAGGCGCCGGGACGCCGCCGATACGCATCGGAAACTCGTCCGCCGCCGCATCGATGTCGACCAGGCCGCCGGATCGCGGGGCAGGGGAAGGCTTTGCCAGTTGGCTTGCGGCCGGCTCGCCGCCTTCCGGATGCAACAGATCCCATGGAGCTACGCCTAGCGCACCGGCCAGCGCTTCAACCTCACCGAATTTCGCCGACGGCACCTTGCCGCTCTTACTAGGCTGCCTCCGCGCTGGGTTGAGGTAAAGACTAATAGTGGTTTGCCCGACACCCGACAGTTTGGCGAGCGAAGCCTGCTTATGGCCGGTCTTCTCCATAAGCCTTGCCAGGTTGGCTGCCAGGACGTCGTTCAGGGTGGGGCGGTTCATGTCGCGAGTGTGCAATGCCTTGCTAGCAAAGTGTTGCTTGCTTTCATAGCAAAGTTTTGCTAATGTGCGGCTATGCATACGCCACTCGACCAATCCGTTCGAAATTTGCTCCTTGCCAGACGCGGCGAGTGGGCCGATATCGCCAATAGCTCACAGGTGTCCCATTCGTGGATGTCCAAGTTCGTGAATGGCCATATCCCCAACCCGGGCTACGCGACGCTCTCGCGCCTGGCTGCTTCTCTGGGCCTGCTGGGTGATGACGTGGCTTCGGTGGAGCAACTTGCCACTGACGGCCAGCCTCAGGAGGCGGGCCATGCGTGATCGTTTCGCTAACTGGTTGTGCTCTTTGGTCTTCATTTTTGCGTGGGCTGAACGGCGTAGTAGCGCTTTCGCTGTGCGGCTGCATAGGCTTTGCATCGCCAGACAGGCAGCTGGGCTCAACGTACGTTGGGTGCACTTGACCGGCAAGGCTGAAATCACCGACGCCGCATTTGATCGCGGGGCACTATCCGAGGATCACCAACATGACTAGCCAGCCAGTGAGTCATGCTGGAATCCTTGCGCGCCATCCAGTCCTGTCCGATCTCAACGACAACCATGTCCTTGAAGGCTTCGGATTGATTGTGGTCAAGACCCGTCAATGCGCGGTCCCACACGGCCCCAGCCACCAATTCCGTCTCTACAAACAAGCCGATGCCACGGGAGTCGATCCACAGTGGGCTGGCTTTGGCATCGACTTCTTTCTTGATGTTCTGAACTACGGCTTGGGTCATGGACAAGTTGTCCTTGCCAGCCGAAAGCAGCACCAGGAAACGATTTTTGTTGGTGGCAACTGTGTCGCCAAACGGGTTTTCAGCCATGGCTAGTCCCTTTCGAACTGGATTGGAGTTTAAGAATCTCGATCATATGCGCTCCGCGTGTAACTCACTCGTCAAGCCGCTTTCCCTCAAAGAGCAAGCGAAGAAAGATTTCCCGCACGCGCTCATAGGGTGGGTCGGGTCCAAGCTCAGCGACGGCCAGTGTGTACGCCACGGTCGCCAGTTGGTCGATTTCGTCGTCGTCTGGAAGTTCAAGGTCGATATCCATTCAGTGGATCGTCGCCGATTCGTGGCCTTCATTGGCCCATGCCGTGCGGTCTCGCTCGGCGCACAGCTCCTTAAAGATATCCAGCACCGCCCCTTCGGACGGGTCAATAAAGGTGCGTTTGGCGATGCCCGCCGCGGTCTTAAGGGTTTTCTCAGTCTCGGTCATTCCGGGGCTCTCGTTCTTTATTAGGAAGGAAGTTCCATGAGCGTCCATGCAGTTTCGCCCGAAGAGGTTGAAAGCACACGCAAGATCGCTGAAAGACTTCGCAGCGAAATTGGCAGTGCGATTTCACTGTTCACCCAGGCTCGTGCAGCCGATTTCATGGGCACGTCAGCGAGCACGGTGAACCGTATCGTCGCGGATGACCTGGACAAGGTTTGCCACCTGATGGCTGCGATCGGCTGGCAGTTCGCCCCGCTGGACTCGATGGTCGTCAGCAAGGCCCAACTCGAAGCGTACGAGGAATTCGCGTACGAATATCTGCGCCCGAAGGTCGAGGCGAGGAGACGCGGCTGACATGGCGGGCCCGCTCTATCGTGAGTATGTGCTCCACGGCCCGAACCAGGCTCAAGCCGTCTGGCAGATGCTGAAGAACAATGCGGCAGCCAAGGCGAAGCAGGGAAAGCCCTTGCGCGTGATTGTGACGGAAGCTGAGCATAAGCGTGGGCTCCAGCAAAACCGCTTCTATTGGGGTGCCGTGATCACGCGCATCGCCGATCAGGCTTGGGTAGATGGACAGCAGTTCAGCAAGGACGCATGGCACGAGTTCTACGGTCGCCTGTTTGGCATCTGCCAGGACGTGACTCTTCCGGATGGTGAGGTTGTTACTCGCCGGATCTCGACCGCCGAGATGAACGTCGGTGATTTCTCTGACTACTGCGAGCGGGTGCAAGCCCATGCCGCGGCCGAGTTCGGGGTGGAGTTCCGATGATGCGCCGGTCAGCACTGGAGCGTAAGACACCTATGCGTCGCGCCAAGTTGGAGCGCAGCCAAGGCCTGGGCCGCAAGGTCGAAATCGTCATGGGCTTTTACCGGCCTCCAGGTCACAAGCTGCCCACGCTGCTGCGTAGTGAGCAGCACCGCCGGAATGTGGCGGCGCTCGGCTGTCTGGTAACGGGCCGTTCGGCGCAGGCCTGCCACGTGAACCTTGGAAAGGGTGGGGCGATTAAGGCGTGCGACAGCCTCTGTTTCCCGCTGTGCCCAGAACTCCACCACCAGCACGACGAAGGCGGAATGCCGCGTGCCGAACGCTGGAAGCGGGAGTGGGAGTACGTGGACGCCACCAGGGCCGCGCTGATCCAGAAGGGGCAGTGGCCGGCCGAAGTTGAGTTGCATTACCAGCGCGCCGTGGAGCCGCTGCGCCGTCTGGTGAAAGGTGGCGAATGAGTTGTTTGCACACGCCTAGGGTAGCTCCCGAAAAGCATGTCAGCCCGCCAGGCCTGGCGTCGTGCCTTTTTCTTAACGGGCAGCAAAAGGGCAGCTATGAAAATGAATGATCTGGAAGTGGCGGTATGCGGCGAGGAAATCGTGATTGCTCAAACCGATGGCGCGGGTGAGCAAGTAGTCATCCTGATTTCCGCTGAGCAAGCAGAGCTTGTCTGCGAGTGGATTCGCGGCGCTTCGAAGGCTCTTCAAAAGAGCGGGAGCGTGTAGCGATGCGCGACTACGGGAAGGTATCCCCGCAATTCTGGATCGGGGAAACAGGCAAGCGCTTGCGCAAGGCCGGGGCCGAAGCTCAGGTGGTTGCTTTGTATCTCATGACTTGCTCGCATTCCAACATGATTGGCCTGTACTACATGCCCGTCATGTACATCGCGCACGAGACTGGATTGGGCATGGAAGGGGCTTTGAAGGGGCTTCAAAGAGCCTCGGAAGCTGGGTTTTGTCAGTACGACGAGGCTTCTGAGATGGTTTGGGTCATCGAAATGGCCAAGTTCCAGATCGATGTACAGCTATCGGCTGCAGATAAGCGGTGCAAGGGAGTGCAAAACGAGTATGACGCGCAGCCGGAGAATCCTTATTTGGCGCGGTTCTTCGAGCGATACGGGACTGCTTATCACATGACCAAGAAAAGGGGAGAAACCAGCGGAAAAGAAAGCCCCTTAGAAGCCCCTTCGGAGACCCCTGGAAGCCAAGAGCAAGAACAAGAGCAAGAGCAAGAAACAGATACCCACTCTGGCTTTCCGCCAGAGCCGGTGCCTCCTGCCAATTCTGCAAAGCAGAAAGGAAAATCTGCCGTCACGCTGAAAACGTTCATGGATGACTGCGAGTCCAGAGGTGAGTCAGTCATCGAGGACTACCAGCCTGTTCTGAAGTACGCCGAAAAAGTGGGGTTGCCGGAGGAAATGCTGAGCCTGTGCTGGGTTGAATTCAAATCGAAGTATCTGCCGGGCGGGGTGAACGCATCGAAGAAATATAGGGATTGGCGCTTGGCGTTCCTCGGCTGCGTGCGCGACAACTGGTTCAAACTGTGGTGGGTTGGCGACCAGGGAGAGTTCGGTCTGACCTCGCGCGGCAAGCAGGCTGAATTGATGCACAAGGAGGCCGCATGAACGCCACAACCGTGCGCGTACCCCCGCACTCCGTCGACGCCGAGCAGGGTGTGTTGGGTGGCCTGCTCCTGGACAACAGGGCATGGGACCGACTGGGCGACCTGCTGACCGCGGAGGACTTCTACCGCCATGATCATCGGCTGATCTTCGGCACGGCTGCAGCATTGCTGAACGCTTCCAAGCCGGCCGACGTCTTGACGATCCACGACGCGCTCCAAGCGGCTGGGCAATCCGAAGCGGCGGGCGGGCTGGCGTACCTGAACGCGATTGCTGATAGCGTTCCTAGCAGCGCCAACGTGCGCAGCTACGCGGAGATCGTGCGCGCCCACCGAGTGCGCCGCGATGTGCTGGCTGTGGGCCACGACATTGCCGAGCTCGCGGAAGCGGGCGACCCGGCTGAGCTGGTGGAACGAGCGACCGGCATGGTCATGGCGCTGGTGGATACACGGGCGGCCGGACGGGACCCTGTTGCCGTTGGTAGCTTGCTTACAACGGTCATTGAACAACTGGAAGCCCGAGTTGAGCGGGGCGGCTCGCTGTCGGGCTTGGCGACGGGATTCGCTGACTTGGATGAGAGGACCAGCGGCCTACAGATCGGAGACCTGATCATCGTCGCCGGTCGACCGTCCATGGGAAAAACGACGTTCGCCATCAACATCGCCGAGAACGTGACAGATTCCGATGGCGTCGCGCTCGTGATCAGCCTGGAAATGGCGGGATCCCAGTTGGCAGAGCGGACCATTGCTCGATATGGAGAAATCGACACCCAGAGGCTGCGCACCGGGCGGCTTCAGGACGGCGACTGGCCTCGACTGACCCATGCGGTGCAGAAGATGGAGAACCAGCGGCTGATCATCGCAGATGACCCTGGCCTGGCCAACGTTTCCCGAGTTCGCTTGGCGGCGCGCAAGGTGAAGCAGCGTCAAGGCCGTCTTGACCTGATCGTCATCGACTACCTCCAGCTCATGCAGGGAGAGGGCAACAACCGCAACGAGGACCTTGGGGGAATTACCCGCGCCCTGAAACTGCTGGCCCGCGAACTCGCCTGCCCGATAGTCCTGCTGTCCCAGCTGTCTCGCAAGGTCGAGGAACGCACCAACAAGCGCCCGATCCTGAGCGATTTGCGGGAGTCCGGCGCGATCGAGCAAGACGCCGACGTCGTGATGATGGTTTACCGAGACGACTATTACAACGAAGACAGCCCATTCAAAGGCCTGTCCGAGATCCTGATCAGAAAGCAACGCATGGGGCCGCTGGGGGAGGTGTTCATGACCTTCCAGGGACAGTACTCCAGGTTCCTGGACGCTGATCAGCATGCGGTAGCCGAGGCGCGGAATGTCGCAGCTACCAAGCCGAAGACCAAATACAGCATGTTGAGGGACTGAAATGGCTGGGAAGTACGGAAACAGGATAACGGTCCTGGATGGAATCACGTTCGCCAGCAAGCTCGAAGCCAAGCGCTATAGCGAGTTGCGGATGCTGCAGCGCGCAGGGAGGATCAGTGACCTGCAATTGCAGCCGAAGTTCGAGCTGATCCCTTCCCAGCGCAACGCGGACGGGAAGGCGGAGCGCCCGGTGACTTACGTGGGTGACTTCTCCTATATCGAAGACGGACGCCGGGTTGTCGAAGACGCCAAGGGCATGAGGACGCGGGACTACATCATCAAACGCAAGCTCATGCTCGAAAAACACGGGATAACCGTTCGCGAGGTTTGACATGCCAGTCATAGAAAAACCACGTGCCAGGTACGAGGGCGGCCTTTGGCTGGTTTGGGACGCTGTCGTAGGCCCGAGTCCTCGGGCGACATTTGAATCTGCCTATTTGGCCTGGGCGCGACGCCGCGGGCTCACGCTGATCTGAGGGGGAAGGACATGGATAACACGCCGAAGACTGACCGTAATGCCGAAATCGGGCGCCGGGCGGTGTCCGGAGAATCCGGGCCGAGCTTGGCGCGGGAGTTCGACATCAGTACGAACCGCGTTTACGAGATCATCGCCGCCTATCGCAAGGCGAATGGAATTCCTGCGCCGCGCAAGCGGAAGCGCAACCCCAGGCCTATCCGGGTCGAGTCGGCGGTTCTCGTGGGCGAGCCGGGCCCGTTCATGGGACCCGTGACTGTCTGCCCCGGCTATAGCGCAGGTCGACCACTGGCGTTCGATCTTGGAATGCGGCTCGCCGCCACGCGTGCGCGGGCTGACCAAGGTCCGCTTCTTGGGCTGGGCGGCCGATGAACAGAATCACGGGTGACGATTTTCTTTGGAACTGGGCGCGGTGGGTGTGGTCTGGCGCCACGGTCGGGAACATGGCGCCCTACGTATCCTGGGAGGATGATCATCGGCCAATCAACCACGACCACGCCCGGGTGGTCGAGGCCATGCACGCGGCGCTGCCGTGGCACGAGCGCATGGTGATCATCGCTGAGTACCCGCAGAAGAACGTGATGTTTGGTCATTTGGACGCCGGCGGGCGGATCCGGGCTGCGTTGCGTTGGATTGACGAAACCACGGGGGTTAGGCTGACCGAAGGTGACTACAAGATTTATCTAGGGATGTTCAAGGACGCTGTAGAAAGGAGGTTGGCGTGAAGTACGCGCATGAGGTGATCGATCTCATGGCTGCCTATCCGGGCAGGGAGTTCCGCATGGCAGAGATCCTTCGACACGTGGCCCGCGGCCGGCGCCTCTCACCGCGCGAGGCGGAGGCAGCCCGGAAGGCTGTGCGGAGAGTGCTGGCCGCGCTGGAGGATGGCGGGCAAGTCTGGCGACAAGCCGAGTGCGACAAGTCGGCGTTGTATGCGTGGTCAGTCAGGCGCACGCAAGCGATCGGCGCTGGCCGAGCCGTTACTCCGTGAATCTTTTCTTCACAGGCTTGGGCTTGGGTTGGCGCTGCTTCGATGTGGCGGTTTTGCTCGAGCCCAAGCCGCGCTTGGGAGCGTTGACACCTGGGATTCGTGGAGTCGCGCTGGACGTTTCGGGAGCGTCCGCGGCGAGAGGGCGCAGCAATACGGTCTTGTCACTTCTCGTGGCGCTGATCAGCGCCTTCTGCGAATCTTGAAGCTCGACCACCTTGGCGGCCAATTTGCTGAGCTCGTCGGCGGTAAGCAGTGCCGTTAAGGGGGTTTGCCCTACTACGCGACTAAAGTGGCTCATGCGCTCTTCTGGCGTACCAGTCAAACGCGGACCGGTGATCTTTCGAACAAGCTCGGCCTTGTCCGCTTTCAATACTGCTTCCAGCCCTCCAAGGTCAGCAATACGCTCGCGTAGCACCATGACCTCTTCCAGCAACAGAACCTTTAGAGCGGCGAGCCGATCTTGCGGTTGAGAGAGCATGGGTGAAATATTGGCGCGCTCCCTATCCAGGGCCGCGTGCAATTCGTCAACGTCGCTGTCGATGCGGTTGAAGTAGGTCTGCAGCATGTGCACGACTTGAGCATTCGCGCTACGGCCGCTCTCGCGGGCGGCTTGCTCAACCCGAGCCTTCAACTCTGCGGGCATTCGGAGCCCGAATGGGGCGATGTCTCTACTCATAGCTACACAGTGTAGAGAAATTGCTTGCGCCGAGATAGCTACACCGTGTAGTATTGCGACACCGTGTAGCTAAAAAAGGGAGAATCGTGAAGAAAGACCTTATCCCAGTTATGACCCGGTTTCCGAGGGATATCCGAGATTGGTTGGCCGCCTCGGCGGTACGCGAACATCGTTCGATGAATGGGCAGGTCGTCGCAGTGGTAGAGCGCGCTATGGCTCAAGAGCGTTGTGCTACAGCCCAGCCTCAGGAGCCCCGTCAATGACCCATTCTCAGCCCATGCCTATGCCTGATCGAGGCGGGCCTGAAGGCCGAAAAAGAAAACGCCCCGACGGCGGCAACCGTCGAGGCGTTGGATGTGCAGTAACCCCTTGATTAGAAAGGAAACTACGATGGGTAATATATCTCAGAATAGGCGATTCCGCAACAACGACGCTACCAAGAGCGGACATGCGTCTTTGAGTGTGTTGCGGGATGAAGAGCGGCAAGATCTGATGCATGAGGCGCGGACCCTGTTGGCGGCAGGGTGCGGCCAGTCCATTGATACGCCGGGGCCCGGTGCTGGTGCGGTAGAGGACCGCCGGGCAATGTTGGTACGAGACTCCATGAGCGTTCTGACCCAGAGGGTTGTCCGGGTCAAGATCATGTTGACGATGCTAACGGATGGAAGAGCAAGGGAATCGCTGTCCGAATCAGAAGCTGACGAGCTCGATTGGATGCTCTTTCAGGGGATTGAGGCCATCGAAGAGGCTGTTGGCGGAGTGGATGCCGCTCTCCTGAATGCGGAGGTGCAGGCATGAGCAACATCATCACGATTGGCAACATCGCGATCCGCCAGGACTCCGAGGGGCGCTACAGCCTGAACGACCTGCACCGGGCTAGTGGTGGGGGGAACCGCCATCGCCCGTCTATGTGGGCCGAGAACCAGCAGACCCAGGCGCTCGTGAACGAAATCGAAGGCGAAGCAGGAATTCCTGCTTTGGTGTCCGTCAAGGGTGGGACAGCTTCTGGCACATTCGTCTGCAAGGAGCTGGTCTACGCCTATGCCATGTGGATCAGTCCGGCGTTCCATCTGAAGGTCATCCGGGCCTATGACCAAATGCAGGCGCAGCCGCAACCGGCAATTCCGCAGTCGTTGCCCGAGGCTTTGCGCCTGGCGGCGGAGGCTATTGAGGAGCGGGATCGGCTCGCCCTGGAGAGTCGAGCCAAGTCCGAGGCATTGGCAGTAGCACAGCCGAAAGCCTTGGCGCTTGATCGCATCTCTGCCGGCGATAAGTCACTGACGATCACGCAGGCGGCGAAGGTTCTCGGAGTGAGGCGCGACACACTGACAAACTGGATGGCTGAGAACGGGTGGATATACCGGCAGAACCGTAGCTGGGTTGCCTATCAGCGTCATATTCAGAGTGGGCGTCTGATGTACAAGGAGGCGAGGTACACCGACGAGGAGATTGGCCAGGAGGTGTTGCGCCCGTACTGCCATATTTCCCCCAAGGGGCTCACAATCCTGGCCCAGGAACTGCGCAATGAATGCCAGGCGGTGCCGGCGGGCGTGCTGATGGCGCAGGGAGGTGGGGGGTACGCCGGTAGGCGGGGGTAGCCAGAGTGGCTCGGCGTAGTGTCCTCTCCTGAGTTCATGTCCCAGATTCGTTGTGTTCTGGGACATGATTTGGGACACTACGTCCGGGCTCTTGCGCCCTGAAGAAACGGAAGCCTCAGCCACGCGCTGGGGCTTTTGCATTTTCGCCGCTATTGGCGGGCTGCTTCGCCTCTGCCGCCCCAAGGGCTTCTCCTCCCCGAGTTCACGGTGGAGTCTTGAGGCGGCCCGCCAATATCGGCATAGAAGCCAAGGAACCAAATGGCGCTGACAGACAAACAGCGCCACGGTGCGCCGAGACCTAACCCGCCGTCCGCACTGCTGGATGACGCTGCGCTCTACACCATCCTGGCGCCAGCCCCGGAGGTGTCGGCCTGGGTCCAGGAAGCCATCTTGGCGGGCGATGGCCCACTCCATAACCCCGACCATTCCCACCTGATCGACGCGGACCTAGAGTTTCTCTGGGCATCGCACGCGTTTACTAAGCAGGGGCGGACCGTTCTGGGGCAGTGCGAGCAGGTCGCCTTTAGGGCGGGCGGCTGGCAGAAAGCGCGTCAGGAGCAGCAGTTCTACGAATGGTTCGGTCGGGTCCCGAAGTTCGTTATCACTCTGGCCGCGGATTACTGCGCTCAGTGCAGCGACCTGGAGTTCTGCGCGCTGGTAGAGCATGAGCTCTGCCATATCACACACCTACCCGACAAACATGGATCCCCGGCATTTGGTCAAGACGGATTGCCCAAGCTGGGGCTGCGCGGCCACGACGTAGAAGAGTTCATTGGGGTGGTGGCTCGCTACGGGCCGTCCCGCGATGTGTCCCTGCTGATCGAGGCGGCAAAAGGCGCTCCAGCGGTTGGCCCGGCGAGTATTGCCCATGCCTGCGGCACTTGTTTGAGAGTCGCTGCGTAATTTTTACTCACACCCTACGAGGTATTTCCCATGGCGAAGCTCAATGAGGCGACGCAACGCTTCATTGTGCAAGCGTTGGCCTGTTACGACACTCCCACGCAAGTGGCGGAAGCGGTAAAGGAAGAGTTCGGGATAGAAATTAACCGCCAGCAGGCGGCCAGCTATGACCCGACCAAGGTGACCAGCAAGGCCCTGGCCAAGAAGTGGCGGGATCTTTTTGCGGCCACTCGGAAAGCATTTCTTGAGCAGGTCTCAGAGATCCCCATCGCCAACCAAGCGTACCGACTGCGACAGTTGGACCGCATCGCTGTAGAAGCCATGCGGCGCAAGAACGTGGTTCTGGCAGCCCAGATCATCGAGCAGGCGGCCAAAGAGACAGGCGGGATGTTCACGAACAAGCGCGAGATGACCGGTGCCGGCGGTGCGCCACTGTACCCATCAGGATTGACGCACTTCTATGGAGGCAATGAACCCGACGCTTAACCCGGCGCTCAAGGATTTCTGGCTCACGCCAGCGCGTAACCGGGTTTTGGTTGGTGGGCGGTCTTCGTCAAAGTCGTGGGACGCGGCAGGGTTTGCGACGTTCCTGGCCAGCAACTACAAGCTGCGCATCCTATGCGCCCGGCAGTTTCAGAACAAGATCGAGGAATCGGTCTACACGCTGCTGAAGTCCCAGATTGAGCGTTTCGGCCTGCGCGACCAGTTCCGTGTGCTGGACAACAAGATCATCGGTAGGCAGACCGCCTCCGAGTTCATGTTCTACGGTTTGTGGCGCCATATCGATGAGATCAAGTCACTTGAAGGCATCGATATCCTCTGGATTGAGGAAGCCCACAACCTGACGGAGGACCAGTGGAAGATCCTGGAGCCGACGATCCGCAAGGATGGCTCACAGATCTGGATCATCTTCAACCCGAAGCTGGCGACCGACTTCGCGTACAAGCGATTTGTGGTGGATCCCCCGCCGAACACCATTGTTCGCCGGATTAACTACGACGAGAACCCATTTCTCTCGGACACGATCCTGCGCGTCATTGAGGCGCTAAAGGATGAGGACTACGAGGAATACCAGCACGTCTACCTGGGCGTTCCGTACGATTCGGACGAAGGCGCCGTCATCAAACGAGCCTGGATCCAGTCCGCCGTCGATGCCCACCTTCGCGTCGACGCCGATTGGACTGGTCGCAAGTGCGTTGGGTACGACGTTGCCGACGATGGCAAGGACAAGAACGCCAATGCCGGTATCGACGGCTCCGTTCTGTGCCTGCTGGATGAGTGGAGCGGTGGCGAGGACGAATTACGGGAATCTGCAGCTCGGACGAAGCAGAACGCAGAAAAGATCGATGCCGACATGATCGGGTACGACAGCATCGGCGTTGGGGCGGGGACCGGCTCTCACCTGAATTCCATGCAGTGGCGTCGTCACTTCAAGTTCAATGCGGCCGGCAAGGTGGAGCGTCCGGAGAAGAACTATGGCGATACCAAGATCAAGAACAAGGATTTCTTCGCCAATCTGAAGGCGCAGGCGTGGTGGATGCTGGCCGATCGCTTCCGCAATACCCATCTCGCAGTTACCAAGGGGCGGGTGTTCAAGGCGGATGAGATGGTGAGTATCGATAGCAGCCGTGTTGATGCAAAGCTGCTTGATCGGCTCATCGATGAGCTTGCAACGCCACTACGCGACTACGACAACCAGGGGAAGGTGAAGGTGGAAAGTAAGAAGGACCTCGCCAAGCGCGAGATCAAGTCCCCGAACCTGGCTGATGCTGTAGTGATTGCGGCAAGCCGCGGCATGCTGTCCCGTGTCTCGATAACTGAAATGCTATGAAAAAGCCCCATATCAAACTGAAGCCCCAGACGACCGATGGGTTGAAGAACGTCGTCTCTGGCCTGGGCATGGGGAAGGGCAAGCGGGATCACAATCGGTTTGTGTATGACAGCCTGTTTGGCTATGCCGAGCTGGAAGCCGCGTACCAATCGAATTGGATAGCCCGGCAGATCGTAGACATCCCTGCGGACGACATGACGCGGGAGTGGCGAACTATCAAATGCCAGGACGCGGACAAGATCCGGCAGGAAGAAGACCGCCTCAGCCTGCAGCATTGTGTGAACGAGGCCTTGTCCTGGTCACGGCTGTACGGTGGGGCGGTGATCCTTCCCCTCACGAACCAGGATTTCGAGAAGCCGTTCAACCCGGAGCGGGTCCGCGCCGGCGAGGTGCAGCGGCTCATGGTGTTCGACCGCTGGGACCTGATCCCGCATTCGATCAATACCTGGAACGTGTTGGCTGAGAATTACCTGCAGCCCGAGTTCTACACCCTGTATCAGGGTAGCCAGCGAATCCACTGGACGCACTTCATCCGGTTTATCGGTGCGAAGCTGCCACGGCGCCAGAGGGTCCTGCTACAAGGCTGGGGCGATTCGGAGCTGCGCAAGTGCCTGGAGGATATCAAGGATACCGTCTCGGCCAAGGACGGTATCGCCGAGTTAATGCAGTCCGCCAACGTGGACGTCATTACTCGCGAGGGCCTCACGGATGACCTTACGACGGACCAGGAAGAAAAGATCATTCAGCGATATCGGCTGTTTGACCAGATGAAATCGATCATCAATACCGCGTTGCTCGACGAGGGCGAGAAGCTGGACCGTCTGACGCTCAACATGAGCGGGATTGCCCCGGTGCTGGACACCTTCATGGTCTGGATATCTGGCGCGGCTGACATCCCTGTGACGCGACTTTTCGGCCAGTCAGCAGCGGGCCTGAATGCGACTGGCGAGGGAGACCTGAAGAATTACTACGACGGGATCCGAAGCCGGCAGAACAGTCAGCTGGACAGGCCGATGTCACAGCTGGACGCAATCATGGTCCGTAGCGCCCTCGGGACAATGCCCGAAGACTACAACTATGACTGGAATCGGCTCTATCAGCCCAACCGTAAGGAGCAGGCTGAGGCGCAGAAGATCGAGGCAGAGACCGACGTCATCCTCCTTGATGCTGGTGTGGTCGGCCGGTCGCATATCATGCGCCGGCTGGAGGCAGCGGAGGTCTATCAGTACGACGACGGGGTCATCGACAAGATTGAGGCCAGTGAGGATCTGAGCCTGGGGGCCGTCGATCGCCCGGAGGGTGAGCGCGATGAGCAGTTCCAGTTCTGAGATCGCCTACAACCAGGTGCTTCAGCGGCTAGTCAATGCCGTCAAGGCCGACATAGATAGCCGGCTGGTCCCGGCGGTCGATGCGCTCAGCTCTGAGTATGTGCAGGACTCCTGGGGCGTGGACATTCAGACGGTCGTCGGTGAACTGATGGCCAAGTGGACGTCGCAGCCGTTCCGGAGGCTGGCCGATCGGCTTGCGTCCAACTTCGTCCGTACCACGTTGGGAGCCATTGACCGAGAGCAAAAGCGTTCATTCGGTATAGACGTCCTGCAGAACTCGCAGGAAATCAGGGCGACGATGCAGGCCGCGGCAATTCAAAACGCCAACCTGATCACGTCGATACCGCAGCGGTACCTCGAGAATGTGTCGAACACGGTACTGGCCAACATGAGAACGGGGTTACTGCCCCGCGAGGTGGCCAAGCAGATTGAGGAGGAGTACGACGTCACGCGTCGACGGGCGCGGTTCATTGCTCGCGATCAGACGGCGAAGGTGAATGGTGAACTGACCAAGCAACGCCAGATTGACGCCGGCTACGAGTTCTTCTCGTGGATGGAATCCGACGACGAGCGCGTCCGGGCCAGCCACCGGAAGATTGCTCAGGCTGACGTCGGCTACGGCAAGGGAGTCTATCGCTGGGACGAACTCCCGACTAACGAGCGTGGGGAAAAGATCCAGCCTGGTAGCGATTACCAGTGTCGCTGCGGAAGCCGGCCCGTACGCAATTCGGTCGTTCGGCGCAATCAGGAGCGTAAGGCAGCATGAAGAAGATATTCATTCAAGACAAGGCGACCTTCAAGACCACGGCCCGCACCTACACAGATGCGGGCTTTTTGTTGGTCCCTGGCCGCATATCCAAGACAGGCACGCAGCAGTACCTGCGTCGTGAGCTGGGCCTGGACGGCGACCCCAATGGCGTGGTCACGGTCTACCGTCCGCCGGAAGAGGTGTTCGACGCCGACAGTCTGGCCTCATTTGACGGCGCCGACGTCACGGTCATGCACCCTAGCGAGCTCGTTAATGCCAAGAATTATCGCAAGGCGTCGGTAGGGCTCATTCGCGGACCCGGCCGCCAGGATGGCGATTTTGTCGCGGCCGACCTGGTGGTGAAGGACGCCGACGCGATCGCCGCGATCGAAAAGCGCGGCTTCGTCGAGTTGTCCGCTGGCTACACCGCTGAGTACGAGCACTCGCCGGGCACCACCGACGACGGCACGGACTACGAATATGTCCAGCGCGGAATCCGCATTAACCATGCAGCACTTTTGCCCGCAGGGGCAGCACGAGCAGGGCGGCAAGCCCGACTTTTTGACAACCAACCGAAAGGAAACACCATGAGCAAGATCACGCTGGACAGCGGGCGCTCGGTGGAAGTCCAGGACGAGGCCACCGCCGCGCTCGTGTCGGATTACATCGATCGCCTGAAGAAGCAAATCACCGACGCTGCGACCGAGGCAGACAAGCGGCAGGCCACCATCGACGGCCAGGCCGAACAGATCGTTGAGCTGAAGGCCGCTACCGCGGACGATCAGATCACCGCTCGCCTGAAGGCCGTGACGGATGCACGTTCCAAGGCCGAGAAGATCGCCCCGGGCATCGCTTTCGACTCCATCGACCCGGTGGAGATCCAGCGATCGGCCTTGGCTAAGGCCCGGCCGTCCGTGGACTGGGCCGGAAAGTCGGAGGCCTACGTGCAGGCCGCTTTCGACATGGCTGCCGACCAAGTGGAAACGGTGGACGCCAACATCGAGCAGAAGCGCAAGCTGGCTGCGGACGGCGCCAAGAGCATCGAGGAACAACCCGTGCCTGCCTACGACTCGTACGCAGCGCGTTTCACCAACGCCAAGGAGTAAGGATCATGCCCATTACTGGTGGCTACACGCTAAATCACGGCGACCGCTATGCCGGCATGGTCGTCGACGCACAGGTCAACAACTCTGTGTCCAAGCTGAACAAGTCCGGCGCCATCGTGCCGTGGGGCGTATTCGTCGCCCGCGACGGCGCTGACGGATTCGCACCGGTCGATGACACGACCACGGTCGCCGACATCATCGGCGTGCTGCGCCGTGAGCTGAACCGGGCGCAACTGGATGGCGCGACGGGTGGTGCGCCCGAAGATCGCGATGCGAGCGTTCTGACCGTCGGAACGATCTACGTTCCCACTGTCGGCGCTGTTACCGCAGGCGATGCTGTCTATGCCGTGGTCGGTACGGACGTGGCGCCGAGCACCAACCCGGGTGCCGCCAACAATGCGGCGGGCACTGGTGCGACCACGGGAGTACAGATTCCCGGCGCGAAGTTCATCGAAACTACGTCGGGGGCTGGCCTGGCCGCCGTCTCTCTGGTCATTGGAGGCTAATCAAAATGGCAAAAAAGACTATCACCCTTGACCAGGACTTCCCGCATCTGGGCCTGTCCGCCGGTCAAACCATCGTGTTTGACGACGCGATCCGCACTACGGACGACGGCCTGGGGTTCTACATCTCGCAGCTGGCGTACGTCGAGCCGCGGATCTATGCGACCAAGTACCCCAACATCAACTTCCAAGAGTTGATCCCGGTCGATTCGTCCGTTCCCGAGTGGGCGGACAGCGTGCCGTATATGAGCTACGACGCGGTGACGCTGGGCAAGTTCATCGGCGCCAATGCAGATGACCTGCCGAACGTCGCCATGAAGGCGAAGAAGGACAGTGTCCCCGTCGGCTACGCCGGCAACTCGTTCGAATACAGCCTCGACGAGCTGCGCAAGTCCCAGCAGCTGCGTATGCCGATCGATATCACGCTGGCCACGGCGGCCCGGCGTGGCGCGGAAGAGCACATGCAGCGCGTGGCGTACTTCGGGGACGCGGACCGCAATATGTACGGCCTGTTCAATCACCCGAACGTGACCTCGGATGCCACCAGCACCCTGAACTGGAAGGCTGCTGGCACCACCGGCAAGATGATCCTGGACGAAATCAACGGCATGATCGGCGACGTCTGGAATCAGTCCAAGGGTGTGCACGTGCCCAATACGATGGTCATGGCCGCCAGCCGCTGGACTTTCCTGGCCACCACCATGGCGACCGAGTACGCGCCCGACAAGACGTTGCTGGAGATCCTGCAGGCTCAGAACCTGTACACGCGGATGACCGGCCAGCCGATGACCATCGTTCCGCGCTTCCAGCTCGAGGGCGCCGGCGCCAGCGGCAAGGACCGCATCCTGATCTACGAAAAGAACGCCGAGAACCTGGTGATGTACATCCCCATGTTTTGGCGTCCGACCGCGCCGCAGCCGCGCAACCTGAAGATCAAGGTTCCGGCTGAGTACAAGGTGTCGGGGACGGAATTCCGCTACCCGATGAGCGCCGAGTACTTCGACCTGGCTGCGATGAGCTGATAGGGCGGTGGGGGGCTGAGTCCCCCGCCATCCTAGGAAAAGGGATACGACATGAAAGTGAAAAACACCTCCAAGCGCGTCATCAAACTGCTCAACGGCAAAGACAAGGTGACGCTTCTGCCGGGCACGGACGAGGCGTACGAAGTCTCCGATAGCGCCGATGTGCAGTTCTACCTCGATGCCGGCGACCTGACCGAAGCCGCACCGCGCCGCGGACGTCCGCCCAGCAAGGCCGAGGACGGGAAGAACGCGCAGTCAAGTGAAACGAAAGAGTCGTAAATGAACATCACCCCAGCCATTGTCATTGATTTTCGCGGCTACTTCGCGGGCCAATTCTCGGATGTCGACGTTTGGCCGGATCACATCATTGAGGATGTTCTGTGTGAGGCTGACGCCGAGACCGGCGGCTCGGGCTGGGGTGCGTTCGCGCTTGATTGCAACAATTTCAAGCGTCGCGGAATGTACCTGTTCGCCGCCCACTGGCTGACCTTCTTCTACGGCAACAACCCGGCAAGCGGTGTCGGGGGTATCGCCCGCCTGAATACGCAGTCCAAGTCGGTCGGCGATGAATCCATCTCCTATCGCGTCGCCTCAATGATGGACGCCGGCAATGATGCCTTGACCTACACCGTCTACGGCCAGCAGTTCTATCGGCTGCGTCGGCGTGCTGGCATGGGTGCTCGGGTGATCTGATGGGCATGAAGATCATCGGACTTGAGGCAACCAGACGGGCGCTCAAGAAGGAAATCGACAAGCTCCGGACGCCGCATTACGCCCTTGTGGGGATTCATGAGGCCGCTGGCATTGAGCCGGATAGTGAATTGACTGTGGCAACGCTCGGAGCCACCCAGCACTTCGGCAACAAGCATATCCCTGAGCGGCCATGGTTGGACAAGGGGGCAGAGTCAGGAGTCAAGGAGTATCTGGACACGATCCGTGAAGGCGTGGCGGACGGACTTGATTCAAAGCAGATCATGGCCCGCGTTGGCGTTGAGGCGGAAGGGGCGATCAAGCAGTACATCACAGACCTGGACACGCCACCCAACAAGCCGTCAACGATCAGAAAGAAGGGATCTAGTAACCCACTGATCGACACCGGGAATATGCGCCAATCCGTCACCTCAACGGTGGTGAGAAAGAAACCTCAGGAGGGCTTGGAATGAGCGGGCCTTTGGACATGGTCGGACACATCGATGATGTGTTTGCTTCGCCACCCGTGGAGGTCCAGGCGTTCACCGAGGGCGATTACGACGATGAGGGGATATGGGTCCCCGGCGCGTCTATCAACGAGGCGTATACGGCCACGGTCCAGCCGTTGAATGACCGTGAGGCGGACAACCTCGTGCGCGCTGGGGTTCGGGTTCTAGACCCGAGGAAGGTCTATATCAACTCGGGCGATCTGGAAAAGTTAAAGCTGACATTCGACATGGAGTTCCTGGGGCAGCGGTGGAAGATCATCAAGTCTGACATCCGGCCCTGGCGGACGTACGCGAAGGTCATCGTGAGCCGCTATGACGAGCAGTCATGACAAACATCGAGATATACAAACACCTGCGACCAGCGGTGATGACGGCGTCCGGTGTGCCAATGGTGATCATGGCAGCGCAGAACGCTCCTGCGCCAGCCGGAAGCTACGCGTCCATCCATGTTCGTACGGATGTCCAGGAACGCGGGATGGCCTTCAAAGACCGCCGCCTTCTGCCCGATAACGAGACATTCGAACACACGATTCGAAGTCAGCAAGAAGTCGTATGCGTGGTCGAGTTCTACCGGGAGGGGGCGAAGAGGTACGCCGCCAATATCCAGCAGCTCGACAAGCGTGACGATATCTACTGGACGCTGTTCAAGGCAGGGCTCTGCATCATGCGTACGGGCCCGCTGTTGGACCTAACTGCACTTCAGGCAGACAACCATGAAGAGCGAGCCCGGGTCGAGATATACCTGCGCATGCAGGTCACCAATCAGTACACCGTCAATCGCATCATGGAAGTGACCGGAGTCGTCCAGAACGAGGGCGGCGACGAGCTGCAATCCGCGACCGTCAAGGCATAACCCCACTTATTGAGGCCAAACTATGAGCTACCCGGCAGACCGAGTTATCCAGGTCAACGCCCGAATCAGTCCGGCGGGGCTTGGATTCGCCAACTTCGCTTCCGCGACGATCTTCGCCGACTCGGCTGACGTGACTGCGGGGACGCATCCCGTTGATACGCGGAAAACCTACTTCGACATTCAAGAGGTCGCCGCGGACTTTCCCGATACCACGGAGACGTACAAGGCTGCTGCTGCGTGGCTGGGTGGGACCCCCAAGATGCGCCAGGTCACCATCTGGATGACCGATGCGACGGACGCAACGATCACCGCCACGCTGAACAAGGCGCGTGACGCGTTCTGGTGGTACTGGACGATCTTCACCGAAGACGTGTTGGCCACGCCGGCCAGCGTTGAGACGATCGCGGCATGGTGTGAAGAAAACTCCAGCATGTTCATCAACAGCCAAGTCGGCGCGGCTGCCGCGGACATCCGAAATCAGTCCAAGACGGATGACATCGCCAGCGAGTTGACCATCCTGGGCTACCGGCATGTGTATACGGCCGCGCATGCGAGCAACGCACATTCCGGCTCCTACCTGGCCAAGCACTTTGCCGCGGTGAACTACAGCGCGGAGCGGTCGACCATCACTGGTGAGTTCAAGAAGTCTCCTGGCGTAGCCGCCGAGGATCTCAAGGGCTCCGAGATCGCTGCTATGGAGGCGAAGAATGCAGCCTTCTACAGCATTGTGGAGCTGCAGGGCTCTCAGGACGTTGGCCGTTGGCTGAACACGAAGACGCATTCGACCTATGGCGAGTACATCGATGACGTCGTGAACCTCGACGCCTTCATCAATACGCTCACGGTCCGCTTGTACAACGCGCTGGCCAACGTGACGACGAAGCTCGAGCAGACCCCTCGGGGCCAGGCGGTACTGCTTTCCACCGCGCGGCAGGTCGGTGAGCAGTACATCGCGAACAGCTATCTCGGCCCGCGAAACTACGTGGATCCGGATGACGGCGTGGAGAAGTACACCATCGGCTTCGAGATTCTGACCAAACCGGAGGACATCCTGGACCTCACCCCGGAGGACCGCAACGATCGCCGGGCGGCGCCCATCCGTATGCGCCTGTTCCGGGCTGGAGCCATCCACAAGGCCATCGTTGACCTCGATATTTACTAATCTGGAGACCAGGGAATGGCACTCGTCAATATCACTACTGAGAATACCGTCGTCACGGTCAACGGACGCGAGATTACGGACTGGGGCGAGGCTGAGAGCCCCGTTACCGAAGAGCCGATCGACGCAAAGACCACGATCCGCCGCGGCATGGGCGGAAATGCGGCGCGGCTCGATCGGATCAACCCTGGCCGTCGGGTCACCCTGAGCCTGAACCCGGGCGGCGCAGACTCGGCCTTCATGCAAGGCCTGTTCAACTCCAACGCGAATATCACCTACACGCGCACGGTCATCGGCACCCTGGAAAACTCAGTGGGTTCCGAGGGTGCCATTGTCAATGATGGCGCGGTGAACCGAGCCGGGGGGACCTCGATCTCTGACGACGTGTTCATCATGGAATTCAACGCATTCACCGGCCTGAAGGGCGGCTAATGAGCGAGACGGTCAAATCCTTCACGCTCAAGGGCGGGTCGTACAACGTGGCCCGCGCCTCGGCCGTAGCTCAGGATGAGCTGCTGAGCATCCTGACCCAGGCGCTGATCCAGCGGTTGAGCGCCGGCGAGCCTGGCAAGCCCGTTGACGAGGACGTGATCTTTTTCATGTTCTTGGCAATGCCTCACCAAGCCAAACTGAAGATCGACGAGTTGATGCTGGATCGCGTCTTCAAAAAGGGGACACAAACCCAGGTGGCGCTGGCGGACGTCGATGTCATGGACTGGAACCGCCTGCGCGCAAAGGTGCTTATCTGGAACCTGCAAGGTTTTTTTACCTTCTGGGCAGACGCAAGCGCAAGAGACGCGGCCAGCCAGGTACAGGCCCCGTCAACTGGTACCTGATGCGGCCGTGCGTAGGCGTGAACGGCATCTGCCCGCCGTTGTGCACCTGGGCGCAATTGAATGACGGCACGTACGGCCTGGAAGACGTGGAGCGCTTCAACCAGTCCATTGACGAATTGGTAAGGGCACATACAGGCGCTATGGCGACCCGCCCACATGAGAAAATGAGACGGTAGACAATGGCTAAGGTCCTACGAAACTTCCTGATTGGCGTCGGCCTCGATACTGAGGATTACGACAAGGGCGCGAAGGGGGTTGAGTCGAGCCTCGCCCGCATGCGGACGCTCGTCGGGTTCACGGGGACAGCCATTGCGGGTGCTTTCGCCCTGGCGAGTACTGCTGCGATCAACGCGGGCAACCGAGTCGATCGACTCAACCTGTCGTTCGAGAAGTTTCGGACGCCGCCCCAGTTCATCCACAACTATCAGAACGCCATTGAGGCGTTGGGCGGAAGTGCGGACGAGGCTACCGCGGCCATCAATACGGCCGAGTCCAGGCTCGCGTCATTTCGCCAAACTGGCGAACTTCCGGGGCTGATCGATCTGGAGCTGGCCGGTGTAGACACCTTTGCGCTTACGCGAGCGGAAACCGGGCAGGATTTTCTCCGTGAACTAGCCAAGCAGATACCTGACCTTACACAGGAGCAACAGCTTAGGGCACAGGAAACGCTTGGGCTGTCCGATGCCGTGATGCGTTCGTTGCGTGGCGGTGTCGGCGAGCTGGATGCTGCGGTAAAGCGGGCCGGGGAGCTCTACGGCGAATTCGGTAGGGCGACGGAGGCAGCGCGGGAGTACAACCGGGTTCTGTCTGAGCTGAATACCCAGTTTGCAGGCATCGGCGAGACGCTAGCCGAGAAGATGCTCCCGTCGTTCACGGGGATCCTGAAGTCCACCAGCGACTTTATCAGCCAGAACAAGAGTGGAATTGATGGGCTGCTTGACCAAGCAGCGCAGAACCCAGCGGCGGCGGGGCTGTTGACGGGAGGAGCGGCGGCTGCCGCAGCAGGCGCGGCGGCCAGGGGTGTAGGCCTTAGAACGGTAGGGCAAGGTCTGATGCGCGCCGGCCCCTATGGCATGGCCGCGGGAACTGGGCTGCTGGCTTACGAGGCCTCCAAGGACCTGGCCTGGAGCGACTGGTGGGACATGTCCGTAAACAGCGCCCGAGACTCCTGGCGAAGCATGACCGGGCAAAACGACTATTCGGGCCTCCCCGACGCTCCCTATGGCTCGGAAGTCCCCATTGTTGCGCCTGGGAGCATCATCCCCTTGGAGCGCGCCCAGGCTCCGCTCCCGCTCGACCGTAGCAACGATGGCGCGCCGGTCTACGCCGGCGGAGAGATCGGCAACCTTGAGGCAGCAAGTACGAGCCCTGACGTGATCATGGTGAGGGACCAGCGCCAACAGGCAGAGCGGCGGACGATGCCGCAACGTATTACGGTGGAAAACCACTTGGAGGCGCGTCTGAGCCTAGACGGCCGGGCTCTCGAATCCAAAATCACTGATGTCGTCCAGCGCCGTGATCTGGATGTTCATGTCGAGCTTAATTCTGCGGTGGACCGATGAGTATCCTAAGTATCTTCACGCGCACGTCCCCGACCATAGCGGGGTATCAATTCGACGCTGTTCTTGAAGACAATTTCGAGGCTTCGATTGAATTGACCCGCTATCCCGTCGAATCTGGGGTAAAGGTTGCGGACCACAGAATCATCCAGCCGATGCGCTACTACATGGTCGGCGCGATAAGCAACAACCCTTTGAAACCTATAGACCTTGCTGGGTTAGCTGCAGGTGGGTTTTCGGAGCTGTCGACCAGTAACCCATATGTCGCGCTCGTCGCAGGGATGTCCTCAGCGTTCCTGGCCGGGACGCCGATTACTCGCGCATCGAGCACGCTGCAATTCCTTATGGATCTGCTGGTGGCCGGGCTTCCTTTCGACGTGGACGCGGTAGATATCCAGCTCAAGGACATGGTGCTCACGCGCCTGTCACGAGACCGCGATCCAGAGAATGAAAACGGCCTGATCTTCGTGGCGGAAATGCAAGAGCTGATACAGCTCGACCGACTGTCGGACTACACGCAGCCGAGCCAGGATCAGCTGCCTGATGGTGACCCAGCCAAAGCGGGGGCCGCGGCGACCATGAATAGCGGACAGCAGGTTGGCCAGAACCCGGGGCAGGCGACGGCCTACGAGGTCAATATGGTCGATGGCATTACGGAGGCGCAGCTGTGATTGAGATCGCATTGAAGGCTGGTAGCGCCAACGCCCATCAACGGTTCACGCAGCGTCTCGGAGACAACCTGCTGGAGTTCCACGTGAACTACCTGGCTTACCAGGGAGCACCCATGTGGATCCTGGACATCTACCGAGACGGGGCAGCGGTGGCGCTCGGGCTGGCGTTGAACGCTGGCGCCGTTATGACTGAGGGCTACAACCTGCCGGATGACATAGGTCGGCTCATCTTCGTCGGCGCCGAAGCGACGCTAGACAACCTTGGGAAGGACAACCACCTGGTATGGTTACCGACATGAAGCAGTATCTGCGTAAGTGGTCGATGATGATCAACGGCCAGCCGTTCGTCGAGGGACGTGATGGGCCTCAGTTGCGCTGCGTATTCGACATCGACGTGTTCCCCAGCAACACTCAATCTTTTGCAGATATTCAGATCTACAACCTTGGGAAGAGAACAACGATAGATCGTGGCTCAGACATCCTGTTCAGCGCTGGCTATCAAGATAAGTTTGACATCATCTTTGCTGGAACTGTAACGAATGTTTTTCGCGAGCGCAGTGGCCCAGATATATCTATGCGGCTGCTTTGTCGGTCAGCGGGAACGCCGCAGAATCGCGGCCTGATGAAGTCGCCATACGGTGCCGGGGCTAGTGTTGTTGATGCGCTCAAGGACGTAGCGCGAGCATGGCCGCTTCGCCTTGAGATTGATCCTACGCAGTTCACCGACAAGGATACTTTCCCGTCTGGCTGGACCGCGCATGGCGACCCGAAGCAGGTTCTCGAGGACCTTAAAACGATGTTCGGGTTCGAAGCGATTGAAGAACGCGGAACGCTGGCTGTCACGCGCATCGATAAAGAGCGGACCACCAACGTTTTTGAAGTGAGCCAGTTTGACGGAATGGTCGGTTTCCCCGAGGTCAATCGGGGGCCACAAGGGCTCGGGGTGCTAGTGGATATGCGTATCAACCCGTTCATTCGCGTCACTAGCCGGATTAACGTCAAGTCGGAATTTTCGACGTACAACACCGGGAACGTCTACCTTGCGGAAGTTTCGGGGGACGCCAGTGCGAACGGCGAATACAACGTTTTCGGCATCAAGTACACGGGCGATTCGCACGGCGATATTTGGAATATGCGAATTGATGGCATACGAGCGGGAACAAAAGAACTTCTGCCCACTGCTGGCTCTGGGCTTGTTTGGGGAGCGAAAGTAGAACAGGATTTCCGCGCAAAAGTGAGAGAGATTGCGCAGCGGCTTGGGTTCGATCCGAACTGGATAATGAGCGTGATTGCGTTCGAGACTGGCCGATCATTCTTGCCATCAACGCGCAATAAGCAATCCGGCGCAACCGGTCTAATTCAGTTCATACCCAGCACGGCACGAGGCCTTGGAACAACTACGCAGGCGTTGGCGAATATGACCGCCGTTCAGCAGCTCGAGTATGTTTACGAGTACTTCCGGCCGAAGGCCTCACAGATTCGCAACATGGCGGACTGCTACATGCAGGTGCTTTGGCCAGTCGCGGTCGGCAAGCCAGATAGCTACGTGCTCTGGACATCAGGCAGTATCGAATACACGCAGAATCGCGGCCTGGATGCAAACCATGACGGCACGATCACGAAGGGCGAGGCGGCAGAGCGAGTGGAAAGGATGTTTAAAGAGGGGCTGGCGCACAAGGCTTGAAGGTACAATCTGAACAATAAAATCGTTCGGAGATTGATGTGTCGCGAATGCACTTTGCCTTGCTGGCCATCGTATTTTCTAGCCCAATCTTAGCTGCGCAGCCCGCCAGCCTTCCCGACAAGTATTGGCATTACATGGATGGGTACAGGTATCGGTACTCAGATAACTGCCTTGTCGGGTGGGATGTTAAGGCGGCGGCGTTTGTGGTTCCTGAGTCTTGTTCTGTATCTATTGGCGACAGGCTGATTTCGGACGCCATCAAATCGATCGAGTATGCGAAGTCAAATAGCAATGCAAAGAATTTCCACGAGTACTACTCAAAGGCTGACAGCAAGCCAAAGCAGCCAAGACAATACAGCGAATTGGACGCAAAACGTGACGCGAAGGAAATTTGGCGCAGAGCGTGTATCGACGCAAAAGAATTGAGACCGGCGTACCCAAACCAGCTTGCGGATAGCTACCTTGGAGTGGGCAGAATCCATGCATTGAGGCTGATCCAGAACGCAAGGCAGACCGTTGCCGGCCTTGGCGGCATGGTCAACTGCGCAGAGCAGGGATATTACGTAGTTGAAATGTATGCATCCGATATAGACATCAGGGCTAAGGACAAATAGCTCAATACTGAACAAGCACAGCCGCCTTTGGGCGGTTTTTTTATGGGCGAAAAATGGCTGTTCCAGCACAGAAAGACAACCTACTGCGCGCCGCCTTCCGGGAGCTGATGAAAGGAGTCTGCACGAGCGTGCCTGGTCACATTTTGACATATGACCCAGGGTTACAGCGAGCGCAGGTGCAAGTCGGCATCCAAGTCGTGTCGACCAGCGGCTTTGCGGATCGACTGCCCCCCGTTGCCGACGTCCCCGTCTTGTTCCTGGGTGGTACGCAATTCTCCATGACGCACCAGATCAACCCAGGTGACGAAGGGCTGGTTGTCTTCTCGCAGCGGTGCGTAGATGGGTGGAAGCAAACAGGCGGTGTGGCCACCAACCCTCTCACGCGCTTTCACGACATGCACGACGCCTTCTTCATCCCTGGTTTCCGCCCGTTGCCGACGCGTATTTCTGGGTTCGCCAACGACGGCATCCGCATGCAGTCGCGTGATGGCGGGCGCCACGTTTGGATCAAGCAAAGTGGGGAGATCGTCGCCGACAACGGAGAGGCTCGTGTGCGGATTTCTGCGGGTGGCGAGGTGAACATCGAGAACGGGGCCGGCTACATCAGGTTGGGTGTCGATGGACGGGTGGACATCAACGGCGCCATTATCAACGCTGACGGCACGATTGATGCGCCCAACGTCACATTCGGCGGAGTAAGTGGCAACGACCACCGGCACACCAACATACAGCCTGGCACTGGTACTTCAGGAGGGCCCATAAATTGATGCGAGTTCGAAGGCTCGGGGAAGCGGGCGACCTGGTTACGCGCGGGAAGATGTTTCTGACCGACCGTGAGGCGATTGCACAGACGATCGTGACGCGCCTCAAGCTGTTCCTGGGGGAGTACTTCCGGGACGTGACGGACGGGACGCCATGGTTCCAGCAGATCCTGGGCAAGTTTGAGAATCTGAATGCGGTGGAAGCGATTCTGCGAAATCGGATCGCGCGCACGCAAGGGGTGGTGCGGCTGCTGGCATTCGATATGCAGTACGACCTCGACACGCGCGCGCTTTCTGTGCAGGCCCGCGTGCTGACCTCTTACGGCGAGCAGGACATCTTGTTCACCAACGCGACGATTTAGGGTAGGACATGGCCGAACTGACGCCCACTGGCTACAAGCTCAAGAACCAGAATGACTGGTTCGATCAAGAGCGCAATCTGTACCTTTCTATCGATACGGATTGGATTCTAGACCCGTCGAGCCCGGACGGCCTGAAGCTGGCCCATGATGCGGAGATCTTCTCTGCCCTTGATGAGACGCTGTATCGGGCCTGGGCCAGCAAAGACCCAGCCAAAGCTGTAGGGATCGACCTGGACGCCATTTCGTCGATCACCGCCACATTTCGCAAGCCTGGTACGCCGTCCAATGTGGACTTGACGTTTACCGGTGTTGCGGGTGCGGTGATCCTGGCCGAAAGTATTGTCGAGTCCGCAGATACCGGGCAGCGGTGGACCGTTGACCAGACTTTCACGATTGGTCCTGACGGGACCGCGTTGGTGCCTGCTCGCAGCCAGTTGACCGGGGCGATTCAAGCCGAGCCGGGCACCATCACCCGCATGATCACGACTATTGCGGGTGTGTCGGCCGTGACGAATGCCAATCCGGCTACGCCTGGTACCGAGAAAGAGTCGGACTCGAGTTTGCGTATCCGCCGGCGCCTGGAGGTTGGTCAGTCTGGAAGCAACCAGGTTGATTCCTTGTATGGGGCGCTGTCAGGTGCGGCGGGTGTGCGCCGCGTGAAGGTTTATAACAACCCGACTGGTAGCGCGGCGGTCGATCCTGATTTGAACCCGCATGGGCTACCAGCGCACTCGAACACGATCCTTGTGGACGGCGGTATCGCTAGCGACTTGGCGATGGCGATCTACCTGAAGAAGAACCCGGGTGTCTTTCTCAGCGGTGACGGGACAGTCATTCAGGAGTGGGTGACCTCGCCAACAATCTCCACGCACCAGCAGCTGATCACCTTCGGGCGCCCGCTGTACGTCGATATCGCCGTCGTTGTTGATATCAAGAATGACGGCACCTTGCCGGACGATCTCGAGTCGCAGATCAAGGAGGCCATCATTTCCTTTGCCGCGGGCGAGTCGCCCTCAGGGCAGGACGGCTTTAAGACGACGGGTTTCGATATCGGTGAGTCGGTGCCGATATCGACGATGTACACGCCGATCAACCAGGTCATAGGCAAGTACGGCAATTCGTACGTCAACTTGCTGACGCTCGACGGCGTGGCGGCGAATAGAACGATTGCCTACAACGAGCTATCGCGCTGGCTGGACGCCAACATCACGGTGACCACCTCATGATCCCGAACGTTCCGAAGCGTGCCTATTCGCAGTACCGCAACCAGCCGAAGTTCATGGATTGGTTGGCAATCGCGCGGCGCATGGGAGGATCGCTCAGCGATGCGGCAATAGCGGTTCGCCATTCGTACGACATCGACAAGGCTCAGGGTGCTCAGCTCGACACCATAGGAAGGATTGTCGTATTCAGCCGCGACTTCATCGGGCAGTTGACGATGCAGACGGCGGAGTTCGACGCATTGGACGGCGCTGAGTGTGGGGATGAGGACGCCACGTTCTCAGAGGCTCGAGTATCGGACGACGCCCAGATGGCTGACGGCCTGTATCGGCTCGCGATCAAGGCCAAGATCATGAAGAACACTGGGGACGCGACCATTGAAAGCATCATCCAGGAAATGATGGTTCTGGTCGGTCCAAAGTTCCTGCGCGTCAACGATACGGAAGACATGAGGTTCTCCATTGAGTTCGCGGGAGATCTAACTGAAATACAGCGCTGGGCTCTCTTCAACGCAAATCTGGTGCAGATCCCGCAAGGCGTTCTATTTGCCGGGTTTCTTGAGCTGAACGCCATGGTCGAGTTCGACGACTCCGATATGGAGTTTGGGGACGACGAGGCCATGTTTTCTGACTTTATAGGTGGGTGAAAATGGCAATAAATTTGGATGAACGCTATCCGGGGCGTGCTAACGGAAAGACGCTGAGCTACCCGCAAGGCAGCTTTAAGAATCGAACTTCTCCGACGTCGAAGGACGGCACGTATCTTGAGCAAGATTGGGCCAACGATCAGTTGGCCTTTTTTCAGTCTCTGATCAAAGACGCCGCCCTGACAGCGAACAACCAGGTCGATACCGTCGAGGCGTCACAGTATTTCGACGCCCTAATTCTTGGAATCCAGAGTCGAATCAGTCAGGGGCTGTCTAACGTCCCGGCGGTGAATATGAGGGTTTTCACGTCCTCTGGAACTTGGACGAAGCCGGCCGGCTTGAAGTCTGTGGTTGTCGAAGTTCAGGGGGCTGGCGGCAGTGGCGGCGGGGCAATGGTTGCCACGAGTGGAAATGCTTCGATCGGTGGTGGAGGATTGGGAGGCGGGTATGCCAGGAAACGCATACTTGTTGACCAACTCGGTGCTACTGAGGACGTGACGGTTGGTGCTGGCGGTGCTCGTGTCGCTGGAGGAACAGGGCTTACTGGCGGGCAATCGTCTTTCGGCGCGCACTGCTCGGCAACGGGCGGCGGCTTCGGCGGAGTCACAACCGCGAACAACACGCTAGCGGTTATTTCATCGAACGGATCCCCTGGCATTGGGATCGGCGGCGACGTAAACAGTGCTGGTGGATTTTCGAGACGGGGCATTCGATTCGATGGAACCTCCACAGGTTCGTTCGCCGGGGACGGTGGCGGGTCGTATTTCTGTGGCTCCCAAGGTGGCACTGCGGGAAATAACAATGGGATAGACGCGTTGTCTTACGGTGGTGGAGGCGGAGGCGCGCATTCTACGGGTTCGCCCGCCAAGGAAGGTGGGAAGGGCGGCGACGGCCTGGTCATCGTTTGGGAGTACTTCTAATGCGATACGCAATTGTTGACGCTGACGGCGTTGTGATCAATGTCATTGTTCTGGAGAGTGAGGCCGCGTATGCCGCGCCAGAAGGAACGGTCCTTATAAAAGAACTCCACGGATTGGCAGCGCCCGGTGGGACCTATGTGGACGGGGTCTTTATGCCGCCGCCGTTTGTTGAGACCTAGGCGGAAGCATAGAGATAGGAATGGCCCAACGAACCCGCTACGGCGGGTTTTTTTATGCCTGAGGACAACGGAGAAAGGGCGTGACAGTTGAAGCCCCAGGACTGAGCCAGGACGCGAAGGCGATCTTGGCCGCGCTGCATGAGATGCAGGCGGATGCGCGTCGAGAGACGGACGCGAAATTCGACGCGCTACAGAAGGAGATGCTTGCGGTGTCTGCCAGCGTACGGACTGGCTTCCCAGGTGGTGACTATGACGGACACCGCCGCTATCACGAACTTGTGATTGAGCGAGAAGAGCAGCGGCGCCAGATCCGCCGGGAGGTAATCACCCATCTACTCAAAGGCAGCACTTGGGCGGCGCTTGTCGGCCTTCTATGGATGGTGCTGCGCCATGCAAAGGACTTTATGAAATGAACTTTGATCGAGCGTTTGACCGGCTCCTCGGGCATGAGGGTGGATACGTGAACCATCCCAACGATCCTGGCGGGGAAACGAACTGGGGAATTACTGTCGCCGTGGCGCGCGCCAATGGCTACACGGCACCTATGCGGGATATGTCTCGTAATACAGCCAAGGAAATTTATCGCGAGCAATACTGGGAGAAAGCAAAGGCCGACATCATGCCACCATCGGTTGCTTTCCAAGTATTTGACGCCGCAGTTAATCATGGGGTTGGGCAGGCCGCCAAGTTCTTGCAGAGGGCGGCGGGCGTAACGGCCGATGGCGTGATCGGACCCAGGACTCTGGCGGCGGTTAACAGCCTCAACGCCGCAGCTTTGGTTTTCTTGTTTAACGCTGAGCGTGAGCAGTTCTACACCAACCTGAATACGTGGCCAACCTTCGGTAAGGGCTGGTCCCGGCGCGTGGTTGCAAACTTGCGGTACGCCGCAGAGGATCTCGCATGAACTTCGATTGGAAAGGCGCGCTGGGCAACCTGGCGCCGATGCTTGCTACCGCCCTGGGCGGCCCGTTGGCTGGCGGTGCGGTGGCTGCGATTACCGCAGCGCTGGGCCTGGGCGATGGCGCCACGGACGCCGAGATCGCCAAGAAGCTGGCCACCGCTAGCCCAGATACGCTGCTTCAGCTCAAGAAGGCAGAGCAGGATTTCGCTGCGCGCATGGCGGAACTTGGCTTCAAGAGTGAGGCAGACCTAGCAAGGATCGAGGCGGACGACAGAGCCAGCGCACGCCAAAGGGAGGTAGAGCGCCAGGACTGGACGCCGCGCATCCTGGCCTACCTAGTGACGGCGGGGTTTTTCGGAATGCTGTCTGTGATGGTGTTTGCCGAGATCCCCCCAGCCAGCAAGGAGCCGCTGTATATCCTGCTGGGCTCGCTTGGCACTGCCTGGACCAGCATCATCGCGTACTATTTTGGTAGCACCGCAGGGGGGCAGAAGAAGTCGGAGCTACTTTCCAAGGCGAAATCATGA